TTTTGGGAGCAATACCGGGATTCACCGACGCTCACAAGCGAATGGTTGGCCGACCAGTGGGGCATGGAAAACAGTCACTCGGCTACAACGTGGCTTTACCGTCGTGGCATAGAGTTCTCCACCGTCGTCAACCAGAACAAACGCAAGATGGGCCGGACGTTGTATACAATCAGTGAGTGGGGCTATGACCTGCATGATGTGTGTCGCAGCTTGCCGAGTTACAAACCATGGCGAACGTACAAAGATTGGGCCTACGAGTATGGCAAGCGAGCCGATGATTGGGAACCACCGAGTAGACCAACCGACGAACCGTGGTATACCACGCAACTCCACAATGCCCAGAACTACTAAACTCTGCTACGTCTGCCGAACGCCGATAGGCAAAGCGGCAGGCTACGTGAAAGGAGAACCGTGTTGTATGGAATGCCTCGAAGCGATGACCGACTGAAACAATACCCTTTTGTCGGTGTCTATCCTTGTAGGAGATACGCACAAGACCGCTGCCGTGAGGCACTGGCCGCCTTGTGGACATTGGCGGGGGTTGTTGCGACCATCCACCAACCTCACAGCGAAAATTGCGTTGTCTTGTGCGATTTGCTCCGTTTTCACCGTTACGTTTTATGTGTGAGTGACTGCAACATAGAGCCATGAGCGATACGTCCGAACAGTGTGGACATGAGACCGCAGAGGGAGAACCGTGCTCCTTGCCCGGTTCGTATGCAGACGGTCGGTGTCATCACCACACGCAAGCAGAGGATACAGGCAACAACGGACGCCCCACAAAACTCTCGTATGAACGCCAAGAGAAGATAGCACAAGCAATTGAAGCGGGCAAGAGTATGACCATTGCAGCACGTAAGGCGGGCGTGTCTCGTAATGCAGTCTATTCGTGGATCGAAAAGGGAGAGGACCAGAACGAAGGCGTGTATAAGGACTTCCATGACAGGATTATGCGCGCAAGAGGGGAAGGAGAAGACTTCTATCTGTCCTTAGCGTTGGAAATGGCAAAGGAGAATGGCGACCATCGTTTCATTGCCAGCCTCATGAAACAACGCTATCCTGATTCGTGGGGCGAGACAGACACGGGTGTAGATGCAGACACGGTAAAATTGGAGGTGTCCGAACGTGTCGCAAGCACATGGCCGCAAGACTGACGGTGGCCTCCTTGCCAACCTAACCCCGACAAAGTACCAAGAGGAATTCCTACGGGGCGATAAGCGATACTTAGCGTTCGTCTCGGGTGTCGGTGCAGGCAAGACCTACGCCGGGATTATCCGAACGATCCTCAATATGGAACACTGGAATCAGGGGGATATGGGGGCCATAGTCGCACCTACGCGGCAGATGATTGTCAACGTCATCATCCCTGAAATGCGTGAGTTGGGCCTCCTCGACAAGTGGGAGTATAACAGCTCCTACTCGGATGAACCCGGCCTACACTCTCCCAACGGCAGTCGTGCCCTAATCCTCTCTGCCGACAACAGCAAGACCATTGAACGGCTCCGGGGGTTGAACCTTGCGTGGGGATGGATCGACGAACGAACTGCCGTACCGGAGCGGGCTAAAGAAATCTTGTCACAACGACTCCGAACAGGCTCCTATAGAAACTTATACGAGACGACGACACCGAAGGGTAAGGACTCCGTGTATGACTTCTACGTGGGTGACGTGCAGGACAAACCCGGATTTGAGGAACGCCCATTTGATGAGGCGACAGTCCACGAAACGGACGACAGGCTTGCCATAGTCGGCGTCCCCACGCGGGCCAACGAACACACGCCGGAAGACTACAAGGACGCTATGGAGCAAGATATGCCCGATGAGATACGGGCACAAGAGGTAGAAGGGCAATTCGTGGAGATTGGTTCGGGGGTACTCACACAGGATATGATTCACTCGGTGCAACCCGACGACTTGCCCGAACGCCAATTCAGATACGTCGTGGGTGTAGACCTTGGGGTTACGGAAGACAGTGCCAAAGCAGACGCACAGGACTCCGACTACTGGAGCGTGGCCTTGCTTGCCGTCGATCCACTACACGCCAAGGGCTACATCATTGATATACGCCGGAAGCGTGGTATGAGTCTTAGACAGGGCCTTGAGTGGCTAAGTAGCATTTGCGACCCCATCCCGAACCCGGACGTAGCCATTGAGTCGAACCAGTCCCAACGCTGGTTTGCTCAAGAAGCGCGTGATATGGGCCTACAGGTGACACAAGTGCATAATACGGACAAGAAGGAACACAGGCTTATCCAGTTATCTATTCCCTTTGAGAACGAAACTGTGCGGCTTGTAGACCACGGAGACAACCGCTTTGATGAGTTCAAGAGCGAATGGATAGCGTGGCCGGATGGAAGCCATGACGACCAGCTTGATAGCGTCGAGATAGCCGTGAACTTTGCCGACTTGTGGGGTGCAGGTAGCATCATCGGGGGTGACTTGTATGGAAACGTGGCCGACTCAAAACCGAGTGGAAGTGTGCGCATACCATCGGACCACGCTGTTGGTGGTGTACAGAGAGGGCTATGAATGGTTGAGTTACCCGAGTTTGGCAGTGAAGACACCGAGATACAACAAGAAGCCAAGCGACTCATCCCGTGGCTACCCAATCCACACCAATGTGAGTGTGGGGCATATTGTGACGCTACCACCGAGTTCGTAGCTGAACAGGCGCTATACACCGAAATCTGGAAATGCCCCGAGTGCGACAAGCGATACTACCGAAGTGAGGAATAGGTTGTTTTGCTCCTATGAAAATCTATAAGTGGTTGCTATGTATATCTATAGATGCAATGGGAGATAACGACTACATCGAAATAGAGTTGGAGTTTGAAGAAAATCAGTGGTACAGTGAGTTCACAAAAATATGGACGTGTAGCATTGCGATTGACGCAACTAACCCCGATCCATGCAGGTACGGGTTACGTGTTGTTGGCCCGAATGGTGAAGCGGCCAAGCAGACGCAACTTGAACCCGAATCAGTGCCGCGTGAGATTCGTGCAGAGTTTGAAGATGCTTTCAGAGAGGGGGCTACTCACGCATGACTGAATGGACTTCAATCAGTGTGACCGAGGAACAGAAACAGGCAATTGAAGCGGCACAAGACGACGCCGACCATGATGGGGCGATTGGTCGCTTCATTGTGGGTGCTATAGAAACTAATGAGTCTACAACCAGTGTGGACGTGGAACAGTTAGCCGAAGAACTCAAAGAAATAATAATAGAAATCAATGCACCGGTAAATCCAGACAAATCGGTGAGTAGTGCTAAACTTGTAGAAATGATAGAAGAACTCAAAGGCGCACAAACACACACCGGACCCGTGCAGTTGGAAGCGACAGAGTACCGCAAGATTGCCGAGGAAGTCGAAGGGAGGCTACAGCGATGATGTTTCACTACCTTGCGACGGCAGTCCAAAGTCAAGGCATCCGTTACGTGTCTTCGCAGAAATACCACAAGAACGCTGAATGCCCGTCGCTTGCACAGTGCGATATGGTTGTTCGGGTTACTGACCAGCAGATAAGCGACTTTGAACCGTGTGGACAATGCTATGAGGTAGACCAATGAACTCCGAAGACAGAGAAGCAGAACGACAGTGGCAACGTGAGAGCTTTGGAACCGAAGGCCGACAGATGGCTCCAACCCGTGACGTGGAGCTTGATGTGGTCCAAGACGTGGATCGTATCGCACTGTTTGACGGCGACCGAATAGACGACGGGCAAGAGGCATGGATTGAATCAGATACGAGTGTCACGGTGGGTGAGTGGGAATGAGTGAGTCAATCATATGGGATTGCCCGGCGTGTGAAGAATCGTTCATCGGCATTGACCGGCAAGATGCTGAAATGCATTTAGCACGCTGTGGTGAACCAGACTATCCATACCACGGGTGGGTTGAGTGTGGTGTCTTGCCAGAGTATGCAGACGAACTTAGGAGATTGATGGGTGTAGAGAAATAGGAGAGGCCAAACGCTTAGGCATATCGCCCTTTATGGTAGGGCATGAGCGACACCAACGACACCGGCTTTTTTCGGAATCTGACGGGGTTGGCATCGGACTGGGTAGCAGACAAACGCCGAACGCTTGCCCGTGGCACGCCAGACTCCTATGCCGAACAGGGTGGGAGTATTGACCGGGATTACTTCAGCACCGAACAGACCACCCGTGATGACTTGCGTATGGTCCGGGATATTCGCATGGGTGGCGGCCTTATCTCGGAGCTGGTGGACGGCAAAGCGTTGATGGAATTTGGTGCAGGCGCATCGTTTGAAGCAGAGGAAGACGACGCCGCCGAGTGGCTACATGAACAGTTTGACGACCTTGATAACCTCCTAATCGACATTGGCAAAGATGCCGAGTGGTTTCCCGCAGCGGTGGCAGAACTTGTCGAAACCCGTGCCGGTGAGTTCTCCCATTTGGAGTTTATCGAACCGTGGACCATCCTACCAGAAACCGATGAGCATGGCGATATTGTCATGTGGGAGCAGGAGGTTCGACAGGGTGGCCAACGCCAAACCCAACAGTTCGCTCCCGATGAAGTGGCGTCGTTCATCTTGAATAAGAGCAACGGTAGGGATAAGACCGGCGTGAGTTCGGTGATTCGAGCGCTAGATGAAGCCGAGTCGTATAAACGCCACAGTGAAGCGGTGGACAACAACATTGATTGGGCCGCGTTCAGACGGATGCACGTCAAGGTTGGCCGTGAGGGTGGAGCCTCCTATAGCGACAATGAACTACGGCGCGTTCGTAACAAGATTAACCTCGAGGATAACACCATTGCATATACGGGCCAAGACGTGGATTTCAACCCGATTGAAGCCGGGGCGATTGACTTTGAAGCCGTCACAAGCCACGATATTCGGAAACTCTGTGTGGCTCTTGGTGTGCCCATTGAACTTGCCTCTGTAATCAGTGAGGGCCTTGGTTCGGGTAGCCAGTCGGACGTTCGGCAGACTTACTTCGAGCTACAGAAAGCCGCGAAACAGCGGGCACTCGGTGGACAATTCGTTGAACAGGTCGCCCGGATTATCCTACGGGATTACTCACCCTACGACCACACGCAGAACCTTGACCTTGTGTTTGGCGACTACCAGACGATGGGTGAAATCAAAGAGTTGGTCCAAGCGATCGGTGAGGATATGACCGTCAACGAACGTCGTAGTCTGTTCGACCTTGCCGAGTTAGATGATGATGAGATTGGCGACTCTTACGATACAGCACGCGGTGAGACAACCGACGGTGATACAGGGAACGACCCGTTCGGTGGGATGCTACAAGATGAGTTGGACAAGCGACTACAGGACATAGAAGACATTGACACCGGAGACTACCCGGACGCCGCTGTTGAGAACGCACGCATGGCTCTTGAGGCGAGAGAAGACACGGGCAACCCCAACGACTGTGGCACACGTGTAGGATGGGAGCGGGCCAATCAGTTGGACAATGGCGAAGACTTGAGTGAGGAAACGATTAGCCGCATGGCCGCCTTTGAACGCCACGAAGACAACGCGGAGCAAGGTGAGGAAGGCCGTGCAGATTGTGGGTGGCTCATGTGGAATGCATGGGGTGGCAAAGAGGGAATTGAATGGGCACAGGATAAGCTGGATGAGTTTGACGAAGCACGGGAAGCCGCCGGTGTGGGTGATACGGATTTTAGCGAGCATCGGTGTCTCTCCGACATTGATGAGGAAACGTTAGCCGCCTATGAGCCGTGGGAGCGGTCGTTAGTGGAAATGCACCAACAGGCGTTTGAAAATCCAGAGACGCGCATCCTCACGTTCTCTGAGGCATCCACACCTGAGTTCGTCAAGGATCGGATTCGCCAAACCATCCTATCGGGTGTTATCTTCAGTGAGATTGACGGCATTGGGTCGGATGACCGGATGCAACTGCAAGAGTACCTTCTCGAAAGCCTCACGTCTGACGGGTGGACATTGGACGGGGTAGCAGACCAACTCATGCAACTGCCGGGTGTAGATGACCGTGCCTACGCTGAGTTAGTTGCAGAGAGTGAGACGGCAGGCATCCTTAACACAACACGTATGAACGGCTACGAGGATCAAGGACTTGGTGACGAACTGTTTTACTGGTCCGGCAACCTTGACGGCAGAGAGACTGACGCCTGTCGTTGGTTGGTGGAAAAAACTAACCCGTTCCACGGTGGCACGCCGGTCCCCAAAGACGAATTGAAGGAACTCATAGACGAAGCGCCAAGCCATGATGACAGCATGGACGACAACTTAGCACGACCTGACAACTGGATG